ACCTCGGTGATAATAAAATTGATATGCCACCAAAAGAAATGTTTGCGCGTTTTGTCGAAGAAGACCCCGTAAAGTTACGCGAGGTTGCAGAATATTGTATTAAGGATACACTTTTACCTCACCGTTTATTATCAAAATTATCTATACTTGTTAATTTATTAGAGATGGCTAAAGCGACGTGGGTTCCCCTCTGTTATTTAGTCGAAAGAGGACAACAAATCAAAGTGTTTAGTTTGTTAACAAAAAAGGCGCGTGAAATGGGGTTTATGGTTCCAACTATATCATGGGGACAATATTCTGCAGAAGGATATGAAGGTGCAACTGTTCTAGACGCACAGAAAGGTGCCTATTACACACCAATAACAGCACTAGATTTCGAAGGTCTGTATCCATCAATTATGATGGCACATAATTTATGTTATTCATCGATGGTTATGGATTCTAAATATGAAAATATACCTGGTATAACATATGAAACGTTTGGGTTTTATAAGTTTGCACAAGATGTCCCTAGTCTTTTACCAAGTATTCTTCTAGAACTAAAACAGTTTCGTAAACAAGCTAAAAAGGATATGGCACAATCAACCGGTGCCCTAAAAGAGATGTATAATGGTAAACAATTGGCGTATAAAGTGTCTATGAACTCTGTATATGGATTTACGGGTGCATCAAAAGGTATGTTACCCTGTGTACAAATTGCCTCAACGGTAACTCTAAAAGGTAGGAGTATGATTGATGAAACAAAAGCGTATGTTGAAAAGAATTTCCCGGGATCAAAGGTAAGGTACGGTGACACGGATTCAGTTATGGTCGAATTTGATGTAGGAAATCGTACCGGAAAAGAAGCAATTGAATATAGTTGGGAAATAGGTGAACGCGCTGCGGAAGAGTGTACCAAACTTTTTAAAGCACCAAATAACCTCGAACTTGAAAAAGTATATTGTCCGTATTTCTTATATTCGAAGAAACGATATGCGGCAAAACTTTGGACAAAAGGTAAAGATGGTAATATGAACATGGATTATATAGACGTAAAAGGACTTCAATTAGTACGAAGGGACAATACACCTCACATGCGTGAAGTGTGTAAAGAACTCCTTGATGTTGTTTTAGAAAGTAGTGATACCGGTCCACCAAAAGAACTCGCTTTACAAAGGGCTATTGAACTTATTGAAGGTGATGTACCTAACGAAAAATTAATTTTGAGTCAGGGTTTATCGGATTCGTATAAATCAAAAGGGTTTTCGGTTTCTATTAATAGTCCCGATATTAAGGATATTAATCAAGCTCATGTTCAAGTTGTACGAAAAATGCGTGAAAGACAACCGGGTTCTGAACCACAATCGGGTGACCGTGTACCTTATATTCTCATTGATACAGGTGATCCTAAAGCAAAGGCATTTGAAAAGTCGGAAGATCCGAAATACGCAAAAGATAATAATTTAAAAGTTGATTATAATTATTATTTTATAAACAAGTTTCTAAACCCCGTATGTGATTTAATTGAACCACTTTTTGAAGATCCTAAAGAAGAGATATTCGGTGAACTTCTAACACGTGTGAAACCGAAACGACGCCCAAAGAAAAAACTAGAGGCTGAAATTGAAGGGCAACCGAAAATAAGTGACATGTTCAAAACGCTTAAAAAATAGTGACGTATATAAAATATGACATCCAGAAAATTACAAACACTTTGGGATGAAGAAGTAGAAACTGAATTATATAGACGTACCATAAAGATAATGGAAAAAATATCGTATAAATATTCTATTAATTTAAAACTTTTACTCTCTGAAATTCCAAACCCATTAAATTTTTGTAGAGGTTTTAAAAAGGATGGTTCCCCATGCATAGCAAAAGCTAAACTTAATGGAATGTGTGGAAGTCATATAGATCAACCTCAACTTAGAGGTCCAGTGGAAATGGTTTCTAAGAATAATGAAGGTATACGACATACACATAATTTATCGGAATGTATATTTAAACCGGGGTGTCCGGCGTGTGAAGTATCAAGAAAGGGATTTAGAGAATTGCGTGGAATAATGTAATAATGAATAAATCAGCTATTCTACTAACATCGATCGATACATTTTATAATATTCCCGAGAATAGAGCTACACTTTTAGAAATTCTAAATAAAACTGGAGGCATTTCTTTGAGAAATCTCGAATGGTTTATTACAAATTATTCAAAGAAAAACAATTTATCATATAAAACAAATGATGGTAAAATATTTAGTGTGCATTGTGCATATAAATCAAGCTTAGATGGGTATAGTAAAAAACTTTTTGACCCATTCTGTCGTTCGTCTAAAATATCGTACACTGTTCCGGGTACATCCAATGAAATACATACAACTGTTGCACAGCTGAATTTCATAAGATGGTGTATAAAAAATAATATAATTGAGTATATTCACGATCATAAAAATGCTCTTTTTTCTAAACAAGTGTCATGATACCATTTTCAAAAATGAATGTTTGATATCCTACATAATATAAGTGTAATGTATAGTCACTTGTAAGACCGACTTCCATATTTACATCTAATACAGTTCTGTTTGATTGTAACTGACTAAAATCCAGCATTCCTGATGGTTCCACATTAATCGGGTTCATCGAGAATGCATACGTATAAATGTTTCGTAAAGGTCGTGATAAACGACTTGTAAACGGAACAACATATTTAAAATATTTATGATCACTATCTTGAACATTTGGTATATCTTCACCATTTACAAATATTTTTGCATTTGACATAGGGGGGTTATAAAATTCATTGGTAACAGAATATTCTACATTTGAAGAAAAATTATATCTATTTGCAAATACATTCGCAAGTAAAGTTGTACCACCTTCATATATATTTTCATCCTCAAATGCGGTTTGTCTAAAAAACCAATTAAGCGTTTTCACCGGTGTTTTTGGAATGAGTTCAAGTTTCGCGTTTTGTACACCAGCAGGTATATCTAAAGTAGGGTGTTTTTTAACACTATCAGTAACGAGAACGTGCCGTTTGTTTACTATATAAGTACGTTCAGATGGTTCAAGTACCATTTCTTCGGTAACTATATCAAAACTATTTAAACTAAGATTATCTGTTTCGTTTGTAAAAAAAGATTGTTTATGAAATTCAAACTCAAACTGAAGTTTTTGTTTATGAATAGCACACGTTGGAAAATAGGGTCGGTTTGGTTTATTTGTTTCGTATTCATCACTCTCATACTTACGCGAAAAGAGTAAAGGTATTGGAATATAAACACGTGATTTATTTTGTGCTAAAAACTGATTACCGGATAATAAAGATGTATCTTCTGCATTATTTCTATTTAAAGTATACCTCTTCGTTCTCTTTTCTGATTCATCGAGGTATAATTCATCGTATATAATTCCCCAATCACCATGGAACTTTTCAACAACCGTTTCATCGACACGCATGGTTACGGATTTAAAAATATGTCTCCCAATTTGATCCGCATAATAACTATCAGAACCCGTTAAAGCTGGTAATTCAAATGTTACGTACATATTTGCTAAAAGATCTCCCATATTTCTCGGGTTATACATGACCTTTATAGTTTCACCAAAAGGCCAAGATGTTGAAGAACTACTTGGTTTATTAACATTTAAACTTTTATGAAATTTTGTAAAATTAGCGTGTTGTTTATGTTCATACTTAAAGAATGAATGAATAGGATCATCTTCCAAAAGATACGTATCTTGTTTACCAATTGCATTAAGTGATAGTATAGAACCTGTATTTGGTCCAGATGTATCACACATACTTACTACTTATTGTTTATATATTTTTAAATCCCTTTTCCACATATCGATATGAGACATTTGTTGTAATGTGTCAAGCTCTATTCTTGATTTTGTTGTTTCTTCCCTGAGGTTTTGTACAGCTTCGCTTGTGTACTGATACGTTTTAATATTCAAGAGATATTCATATGAATTATCTATTTTATCAAATATTTTCCCCATTTCGTGTTCGAGATCCGAACGTTTACGTTTGAAAACAATAATTTTTTCGTGAATAACCATATCAATAAATTTCGACATATTTTCAAGTTTTTTAGATTTTTCTTTTAAGACACGTATAAGATGTGCTTTCCTTTTTTTATATGTTTCTGATCGTATTTTAACAAAATCGGTGAGAATTTCTTCTGGACTTTCGTATTTATGAATACCCTTTGTTGGATGAAATAAGTGCATATTTGATACATGAAATGTCTTACGAAGTTTAAAATCTTTTATGATATCGTTACCCGCGTATCCTTCGATACTAAAATTAACATCGTCAGTCGTACTGTTATTCACGTAATTCGTAATTTTTTTCTTTTCGATAAGAGTATCGAGATACTCTTTGTAGTCTTGCGTCCAACGCCCCGGTGGAAGTTCAGTCACTATTATATTTTTACCCGAAGATTTCCATACACCTTCTGTTATCCATAAATCATCTTCATTACTGAACACACGACCCGTGAATTTATCAAACCACGGTTTCATTGGTACTATGTTTTCACCATTAATTACACGTTCAATATTGTGTTTAATATCCGAAGGATTAAACGGTGGTATATATGAACTGAACCCAGTACCAATACCTTCAGTTCCATTTACCAAAACGGTCGGTAATATAGGAACATAATAGTCGGGTTCGATTTGTTTACCGTCGTCGTCGAGATAGTTTA